CTTGTACTGAAACTGGTAATGCTCCACCAGGATTTGCTAAAGGGCTAGCCGTCCATGCTGCTGGACTTGGAACTGATTCTCTAAATCCTCCAGCTCCTCCTCCGCCAGAAACATCTCCTGTACCACCAGAAGCTCCACCTGCAACAACCATATAATCTACGCTTGTTGAACCTGCTGGATTACCAGCATTTGTTACTGTAAAAGTTCCTGGTCCTGTAAATGTATGAATTTTGTAATTTCCACAAGTTGTTATTGTTCCACCTGTTGCTGCAACAAACTCTGCAGTTGTAATTTGATTAAATGTTTGACCTACTGTTTTCCAACCTTCTGTTGAATCTACATATACTAATGTATAAACTTGACCATTAACTTTAATTTTTGCATCAACTGTTTCACCATCAATTTTAGAACCATTTCTACCAACTGTAATATTATTAGTTGCTGCTGTGTTTGCATAATCCGCTATCGCTACGATATCTCCTGCAGCTGGACCTGCTGGTAAAGTTACTGTAAAAGCAGATGAAGTAGTATCACAAAAATATCCTACACCACTAACAGCTGTAAACCCTGAAGTTTTTTTAGTTGTATCCCAATTAACTGCTCCTGTTGCACCAAATCCTGTAGCTGTTCCTGAATTCTGTATCGTTGCACCAGCTGGAATGATAATAGTATCTCCACTGTCGCCCAATGTTAATTGAGTACATGTTTGTTTAGGACTAATTTTATTTACTTTTATTTCACTCATAATTTTTTACTGATATTTATATCTTATTACAACTATTCCTGATCCACCAGAACCACCATCTATTGTAACTCCAACACCACCTCCACCACCGCCAGTATTTGTAGTTCCATTTTTCGCTGAAGGAGAGGGTGAACCACCAGCAACTCCAGTTCCACCACCACCAGAACCTCCAGCGGTAGAGCCCGAATCAGAAGCTGCACCACCTCCACCTCCTCTCGTTACAGAAGTTCCTGTAATTGATGAAGCAAGTCCATTTCCTCCAGTGCTTGTAGAAGGAGTTCCTGTAGCAGGGTTAGCTGCAGCTCCTGCTCCACCTCCACCTGCTCCGTGGGATTGTGCACCATCAACAGTTGGTGGTCCATTATTTACTCCATTTCCTCCATTATTACCTTGTGAAGGACTTACTGGGGGACTATTTCCTGTACCTCCTGGTTGAGATGTTGATGCACAAAAAGTTCCTCCAGCACCACCACCTGACCCACCTGGTCCACCTTGTTTGATAGGGGCTCCAGGATTTACAGCTCCCCCTCTTCCACCACCTGCTGATGTAATTGTTGAAAAAATAGAAGGATTACCATTTGATCCTACACAATCATTATTTGTTGCTCCAGCACCACCACTACCAACTGTTATTGGATAACCTTGTACTGAAACTGGTAAAGCTGAAGCTCCTAATGGAGCTGGTCCTGCTGAATAACAACCACTAGCCGTTCCATTTGAAAATCTATAACCTCCAGCACCACCTCCTCCACCTCTACCATCTCCTCCACCTCCTCCACCCGCTATCACTAAATAATCTACTGAATTTGATCCTGATGGTGCTCCAGCGTTTGTTACTGTAAAAGTTCCTGGTCCTGTAAATGTATGAATTTTATAATCACCACAAGTTGCAATACAACCTCCTGTTGCTGCTACGAAAGCAGCTCCTTCTATATATGTTGCATCCCCTACGTTAACCCAACCTCGTGTTGAATCTACATAAACAAAATTTATAGCTTGACCTTTTGTATTTAAAGTTGCTGGAGCTGATGCTACTCCTCCAATTTTTTCAGTTCCGTTTGCATTAACTGTAACATTGTTTGTTTGCCATGTTCCTGCATAATCAGATAATGCTACTATTGCTCCAGCTACTCCTACTGGTAAATTTACTGTAACCGCTCCGCTTGTTGTATTAATAAAATAACCAACACCTGATGCCGCTGTAACTGTTGTAGTCTTAGCAGTCGTGTCCCAGTTTATTGCACCATTGTATGTAGCACCAAAACCACTGGATGTTGCACCAGCTGCCAAAGTAACTGTTTGTCCAGATGTTCCAATAGTTAAAGTTGTACTATTAGTTTGAGTAATAATAGTACTCGTATTTGAATTCTGTATTGTATCTGTTCTTAATATTCCTGCCATAATTTTTACTGATATTTATATCTTATTAAAACTATACCACTTCCACCAGCACCTGCAATTCCACCAGGACTACCAGGACCAGCTCCACCTCCTCCACCACCAGTATTAACTGTTCCAGCTTGTGCAGTTCCAAATTGAGCAGCTCCATTTCCTCCTCCACCTGATCCTCCAGTTCCAACTCCAGCATAACCACCTCCACCTCCTCCACCTGCAAAATATCTAACTCCTGGAACTGGTCCTGTAGTTCCATAACTTGGTGCAGTTGGACCAAATAAAGGATTTGTCCAGTAATTTCCTGTTCCACCTGGGCCTGCAGTTGGACCCGTAGCAGTTCCACCAACAGCACCTGCTCCGCCACCTCCGCCGCCTCCATATGTAGGACCACACGCATTTCCATTTCCACCATTATTTCCTTGAGGCGGACTAACTGGCGGAGTGTTTCCTAATCCTCCACCTACTTTTGAAGGTTGATTATTATTACCACCCGTGCCCCCACCTGAACCACCTGAGAGACCTTGTATAGCAGGACCAGGACCACATATTTTTCCTGCTCCTCCACCACCAGTTGATGTAATTGTTGAAAAAATAGAATTATTTCCAGGACTTCCTGAAGTAGTTGTATTTGGTCCAGCCGAGCCTCCTGAACCAACTGTAATTGGATAACTTGTTGCTGTAACTGGTAAACCTGCAATTGTTGGACTTGGATAATTTTGTCTGAAACCTCCAGCTCCTCCTCCAGCTCCAGCTCCATTTGTACCACCTCCACCGCCTGCTACAACCATATATTCTACTGAATTAGAACCTAAATCATTTCCACCATTTGATACACAAAAAGTTCCTGGTCCTGTAAATACGTGAACTTTAAAATTTCCACATGTTAAAACTGTTCCACCAGTTGCTGCAACAAATTCTGGTGCTTGAATTCCTTCTAATAATCCTGAATTTACAACCATCCATCCTCTAGATGCTCCAGAGAAAACTAATGTCTGTGCATCTCCGTGAACATTAATTGCTCCATCTTGAGTATTACCTTCTATTTCTTGTCCGTTTCTTCCTATTAAAATATTATTTGTTGCTGCTGTACTTGACCAATCTTTAATTGCAACGATATCTCCTTCTGATGGACTTGCTGGAAGTGTTACTGTAAAAGAACCTGCTGTTGTGTCACAAAAATATCCATTTCCTGAAACTGCTGTAAAATTTGATGAACGAATAGTTGTAGACCAATTAACTGTTCCTTGTCTTCCAAAGCCAGTTTGTGAAGCTCCAGCTGCTAAAGCAACTGTATCTCCAGAAGCACCTAATGTTAAGGTAGTTCCTGATTGTGGTTCAACTGCATTAACTTCTATTTTAGACATATTATATTACTACCAAAGTTCCTGTTACAGTTAAAGTACTCGTTAAAGTAACTGGTCCTGCAAGTACTCCTGATTCTATTGTTTGTGTTTCTGTAATAGATGTTGCGTGTGTATTTACAAATTTTTGTGCAAGCATTGAAGGGGATGGTGTATATTCTGCTGGTAAAGAACAAAATATATCTTTAATCCCTGTATTAAAACTTACTAAACTACTAGCGTTAGAGCTAGATATTACTGTGTCTCTTGTAAAGGTAGTGGCGTTCGTTAAAGAGCCAATGCCCACTTCCCATTGATTGCCTAAAGCAATCGAATAGTAAGTTGAGTTACTTGCTCCGATACCATCAGAAAAACTTTGAAAACCTAACTGAGCACCACTTAATGTAACAGTGCCTGTTCCAGTTGTCGAAGTTGTTTCTTTGACTCTGTCGTTAATAACGAACACCATAAAGCTACCTCTATGATATTCTTAATATTGCATTCGCTGATGTAAACGCTGGGAACACAATTGTAAATGTTCCAGATGTTGCTGTTTTATCTCCACCGAAACTTAAAGCACATACAGCTTTGTTAGATGCTGATGTGTTATAAATTAAAGCGCCCGCTGCTGTTAGCGTAACTCCTGTGAATGATAAATCTGCAAAGTCAACAATTGCTACACCTGTATCAAGTGAAGTTTGTTGTCCTGTTAAAGCACCACCTCCAGCTGTGTACTGACCAGTGTTTGCTACTTCGTTAGTTGAAGTATAAACAGTTGTTGATGCTGATAAGTTTGCTGCTGATGTATAAAGTGCTAATTTAAAAACGTTTCCGCCAGTTTGAAATTGATGTTGTCCTTCTAAAATTTGCTGTTTAAAAGAATTACATACTGCTTGTGCTATTGCCATATATTGTACTCCTTATAGTTTTTATGGTGATGGTGAATTAATTTTAATTCTTAATGAACCATCAAAATACTCATCTCTACGTCTTCTACCTGTTTGTTCAATCGTAAAGCCTTGTAATGCTGTATTATACTTGTCTTGATATAGTTTGTACATATCCATAGGTCCTTTTAAGTATGCAAAGGCTTCTACTAAACAAGCATATAATAATAATTCTGGTGCATTTTGACTGATATAAGTTGTAGTATTAGTAGAACTTAAATTATCAGGTGTATAAACATAATCTAATGTTACTGGATATGAAGCATCTGGTGTAGGTGCTACTTGAATAGCATTTTCTCTATACATTGAATAATATTTAGGAAATCCACTAGCTCCTGAACTATTATATTCAGTTATAAATGTATCATCTCTAGGTTCTAATGATACTTGATTAGAAGATGTATTAGTTACAATAACAGATCTAACTATTAATGCTCTTCTAATAGTAGTTGTTCCTTCATCTGTATTATCATCAGGTAAAAGTAAATATTTATTACCAGAGTTAAAGCTTGATGTAGCATATTCTCTAGCATAATCAGAATCAGCTTCTCTAAATATTTTATATTCAGAATTTTTAATAAATGTATCACAAAGACTATCAGTTAATACTGATGAATCTACTTCTGTGTAACTTCTTATATTAGATAATAGTTCTGCGTATGTCATGATATTACTATTGTTACATCTCCAACACTTGTTGCTGCAGATCTTTGATAATTAATTATATCTCCACTAATTCCAGGTTGCATTCCATTTGCTAAAAATTGTCCTGGCCAGTAATATAAATCTAATTGTACTTCACAACCACCGCCTGGTCTAATATCTGCTCTTGGCATTATTAATGCTTCAGGATCGGCTGGATGGTATGGAGGATCTAATTGAGGATGTTTTGGTTCATATTCAGTAAAATGAACAATAGAACCATTCCACTCTTTTCTCATTTCTCTATATGGAAATTGAGCCCCGCTTCTATCAGAAATTGCTAGTGATCTTTTACCACGCGCGTATGACATTAATATCTATCTCCAAAATAAGTATATGGTGAAATAAATACAGAAGTTCTTTGTGAATCTTCTACTAAAGCTCTTTGTAATTCATCTTCATATAATAATTTTAAATCTTGAATTCTTTCTGGTGCATATTTTTGTGATATATAAAATGCAAGACCAGACACCATACATGGTAAAAATCTATATGGTAAATCTGCTTGATTTGTATAAGCACCTGCGTCTTGAATTCTTTGTATATAGTAATATTTTAAATAAGTATAAGTTGTACAATCAGGTGCAAGATATAAACTAATTTCTGGTGTTGTTTGTCTATTTACATAATATTGTGAAGGTTGTCCTGTTTGTCCTTTGTTAGGAAGTGCTGCATACGCAGATCTATCAATTTTATTTAATGATATATCATTTGTACTTGAAGTTACATTCTCGCTTGTAGAAACATAAGCTTCTAATACATCACTGCAATCTTGTGGTGTGGTATAAGTAATTGTACCAGCTGTCATTAACTGGTTTTTTAATTCTACTTTCCAAAGGTGTATGCCTCTATTTCCCCATTCAGAAAATAATAAATTTAAACTTCTTCTTGATGATTTTAAATCGTAACCTTTTGTATTACGAATGCCACATCTTTCGTACGCCTCTTCTATGACGTC